ACTGAGTCGCCCGGTGTCGGCTGGAACGTGACCACGGATAGCTACTTTGCCCACGTGTACGCGGTGCACAAGGACATTGACGACCAGCTCCGTGCCAACGCCGACTCCAACTTCAACCTTGACTCGGACGCTACGAAGTTCCTCACCAACCAGATGCTCCTCAAGCGGGACATCGACTGGGCGTCGAAGTACTTCACCAACGGCGTCTGGGCCACTGAGTACACGGGTGTTGCCTCCGGTCCTACCACCGGTCAGTTCGTGCAGTGGAACTCGGCCACCTCGGACCCGCTGGCGAACACCACGGACTGGGGTCTGGCGTTCGATGAGCTCAATGGCTTCGAGTTCAATAAGATGGTTGTTGGTACGGACGTCTGGAAGGCCCTGAAGAACCACCCGGCCATCCTCGACCGCATCAAGTACACGCAGAAGGGTGTCATCACCGAGGATCTGGTTGCCAGCTTCTTCGGGGTGGATGAGCTGATCATCGCCAAGGCGACGAAGGCTTCTGGTCCGCAGATCCCGGATGCTGCTGCGCAGGATGCTGCCGCTTCCTACAGCCGGATCGTGAACAAGAAGTCGGTGCTCTTCTGCTACGCGCCGCCGTCGCCCTCCCTGCTTACTCCTAGCGCGGGTTACACCTTCGTCTGGAATGGCTACCTGGGCTCTGGTGGTGGCGAGGGTGTCCGGATCAAGAACTTCCGGATGGAGCCCATCGCTTCGGACCGCATCGAGGCCGAGATGACCTACGACCAGAAGATCGTCTCTCCTGACATGGGTGTCTACCTGATCAACGCGGTTGCCTAGTACGTAACATCAGCACCCAATCAAGAGGCCTCGCTACTTCGGTGGTGGGGCCTCTTGACTTCAGTAAGGAAAATAGAGTTATGACCAACATCGTTATGACCTATCGCGTTCGTAAGCCCTTAGACATTGGCGACAGCAAGCGGATGCCTGGGGAGCTTGCTCCTGAGGCCCCCACCTGGCCACTACTGGACTCGCACATCCACTGCGGCAACATCGTGCAGGCGGCTGTGGACTATGACGAGTACGTGAAGGCCATCAGGAAATACTGTCCAGAGCTCGCAGACGAGCTGGGAGTCGTTGCTGAGAAGCGTTCTCCCAAGGTTGTACCTACTAAGGAAGGTGTGTAGTACCCATGGGTGACTACGAGGAGAAGCAAGCTGCACCGCCTGCTGCAGACAACGGTGCTGGGCATCCTGATTACGATGCTGAGCCCGAGAACCTGCAGGCAGTGATTGTGCCGCCGAACGCTGCTCTTGACGATGATGTCCCGGCTAAGGAAGAGCCAGCTCCTAAGAAGAAGAAGTAGTCACCATGTCCTGGAATTATAGTGGAGACCCCACCGACAGCGATCTGGACGCTGTGCGGTTCTACGTCCAGGACACTGACTCAACGGACCCGCTGCTCTCTGATGAGGAGATTCAGTACCTCATCGATGCTTGGAAACCGCTCTACGGTTCGCTGCTCTTCACCGCGTCTGTTGTGGCAGACGTTATTGCCTCGAAGTTCGCACGGGACGTGGCAGTAAGTGGAGATGGCGTCAACGTTGGAGTACAGGATCTCCAGAACAAGTATGAGCAGCTGGCCATCCAGCTTCGCTATATGCACAAAAACGCCATGGGGCTCAACCCGGGAACGGGAGCCTTTGCTGGCGGTACCTTATGGGACGACAACTTTGATCAAACTATCAAGCCACTGAGCTTTGCCAAGGGGATGCATGATAACCGGCGTAGCGGCCAACAGAACTTTGGGGGACAGAATCCACCGCCTGATTCACCGTATCCGTACTACGCGGACCGATGAACAGGAAGCCCTTCCGTGAGCGTACGCAGATGTACGCTCGTACTCGGGCTAATGCTAACATGTTGGACCGCATTAGGGTGGTCCGCACGTCAGGCCCTGTTCTGGATTCTTCGACCCTCAAGGTAACGCTTACTTCTACCGCTACGGTCTATGAGGGCAAAGCCCGGATCTGGGCTATTAATAGTGCTGGTGTGACCATTGTTGGGGAGAACGTCTACAACAACAGCTCGACTTATGTAGCTATCCCCTTCAACGCACCCATCCCTCGACAGGATGATGTGGTGCTAGTCCTTGCGGACCAGGGCGATACCTCAGTGGTCAACCAGGCGTTCCACATCCTGGATGTCAACGGTGGCGGATTATTACAGTCCCATCGCATTCTGACCTGTGCTGCTTACGCTGGCTCGCGGTTCTGGGAGGACGGTCTTACTAACCCAGTAGGCACCAATGTCGGATTCGCTGACACCTACAATGAGATCTACTAAATGCCTACCGCTGCGTCAGCTGACATTTTCGCATTGGCTGAAGATCTTCACGCTGCTGGGCTGGATATCAACAATTCAGTGCACCAGATTCTTACTGAAACTGCTCAGCAAGTCCAAGCCAACGCAGTTTCACTAGCCCCACATAAGACTGGTGCGCTGCAGCAATCTATTCAAATTCGCTGGATCGACGTCAATACTGTTGAGATCTATCCCTCCATGCCCTACGGCGTGTATCAGGAGTTCGGTACTGGTACCCGTGGTGAATTTGGTGGTCAGATGTATACCATCAAACCTAAGAAGCCTGATGGAGTACTGGTCTTCAAAAAGGGCGGTGTGACGGTCTACACCAGGGAAGTGCACCACCCTGGTATCCCGGCGCACCCTTTCATGCGACCTGCGCTTATTCAGGCACTGGGGCCCTTTGCTGACCAACTGGCTAAGCAGGGGGCATTACAGATCACGCAGGGGAAGAAATGAAGCCACTTCGCCGGAAAGAGATCACTGATCTTCTTTTGTCTACGCTGCGTACTGAAGACTTTCCTATTGGTGACGTGCACCAGCCTACCGAGAAGAAGTCAGGCTTACAGGCTGGCTGGAACGGTCAACCCGGTCTTCCCTCTTCAACATATCTTCCGTTCGCCATCCTGGTGCCGTTGACGGCCAATATCTCCAGTGGCCCGATGACTGATCCACAGGGTGACATCCAGCTGCCCTATCAGCTCACCCACTACGGGTTAGACCGGGCCCAGGTCGAGTTATTAGCGGATCGGTTACGCACCAAGCTGGATACTTTAAAACATACCACCGTCACCTATACGGGTAATGATGGCAAGATCCAGCAGATTAGGTACACCACGATTGGTGGTATCGGAAAGAACGAGGCTACCGATCCTGCCACCATGATCGCAGCCGATGTCTTTGCCGTCTGGCTGACAAGGAAGGTGTCCTGATGGTTGATTACGTTAATATTTACTTAGGCGATATCAAGTCCCGTGTTCGTCCTGAATCTCTGGATGTCTGGCTGGCGAGAGGCTGGCGCACTGACGAGGTTGAGGACGTTGAAGTCGTATCAAATCAAAATCCTTCTGATGAAAATGTTGCTCCACCTTCAACTGAGACAGCTTCCGTAAGGTCAAAGAGTAAGACTGTCACGCCTGAGGAGACGTAATGGCCAGGGTTATCCCTAACGAGCAAACCTGGGTGGGCTTCGCGCTCAGCGTGACTAGCTCCGGATCCGCCAACGAGGTCCAGACCGTCTCGGTCGGAGCTGCCTCTGCTGGTGCCTTCACCCTTTCCTTCGGTGGTTACACCACCTCCCCGATTGCCTACAACGCGGCTAACAGCGCTGTGCAGACCGCCCTTGAGGGGCTGGCCTCTATCGGCTCTGGCAACGTGGCCTGTGCTGGCACGCTGGCTACTGCAGTGACGGTGACCTTCCAGGGCACCAAGGCAGCCAAGGGCTGGCCGCAGCTTACTGGCGCGGTGACGACTCCACTTACCGGTGGGGCGCTCGCTATCGCCACTACGACCCAGGGTCACCCGGCCACCACGCTGGCTCCGACCACCACGGACATCAACAGCGCAGTCGAGCTGACCCCGTTCCTGATGTCCCTTACTGCGTCCTCTACGGGTAACGTGGTCCCCACGCCTAACCTGGACACCCTGTTCGAGACGTCCATCGTGGGTACCTCGCAGGCTTCCTTCACGGCTGACTTCTACCGGGACGACGAGAACGACGTCGCCTGGAATACCCTCCCGCGTGGTACTCGGGGCTACTTCCTGATCTCCCGGTTCGGTGGGCACGGTACAAACCAGAAGCCCATCGTGAACGACTACCTTGAGGTCTGGCCGGTGGATGTGGTCTCCCGGACCGCCACGAACATGGCCAATAACACTGTGCAAACCATGTCTATTGTGTGTTCGGTTAATGTGGAGCCTAACGAGAACGCTCTCGTCTCTTCATAACCTAAGGAGGAGTCATGCCCAGTGACTCTGAAGTCCAAGTAGTGGCTGCCAAGCAGGCACAGTCCAAGGCTGCTAAAAAGGCCACCTTTGAGATGCTGCGCGGTAAGAAGCGCCAAGCTCGGACCGTTCCCTTCGTCTTAAACGGCGAGGAGATCGAGTTCGAGTTTTGTGCTATCGGCGCTAAGGCCTATGACGCCCTGCTTACCGCCTGTCCTCCGAACGTGGAGCAACGTGCTGAGGGCTCGCAATACAACATCAACACCTTCGGGCCTCGGCTTCTGTCGAAGGTCTGTCTGGATCCTGAGCTCACTGAGGCCCAGTGGGAAGAGATCTGGAACTCGGGGGACTGGAACCGAGGCGAGGTGATGTCGTTGTTCAGTGAGGCCGTTAACATCTGCAACACCGGCCTGAGCCTGGGCCCTACCGCAACCGTCTGAGGTATGACCCTAGTTTCTATCTAGAGTTACTGTATTGCGACGAGCATAACCTCAGCCATTCGCAGTTCCTCTCCTGGTCCCCAGACGACCGTGCCAAGGCCCTAGCATTTACTATTGAGAAAAATAGTAAGTGCACCTTGTGCGGTACAGCAGAATGGGAGTGGGAGGAGGATAAGCGCGCCTATTACCCGATGGAGCAATTCTGTCCTGGCTGTTATTCAAAGAGCATGCTGGAAGAGACTGCCGGAAAGGTACCGGGCACGACGGTTAAATTAGTTGCCGCTCGATCTCAAGATCACGCGCAACAGCTGGTAGACCAGAAGCGGAAGGCGGAGCGTGAGCGACGAGCAGCAGAGGGACGCAACCGTCAGGCTCCAAGCTGACACCTCTGCCTATACCACGCAGATCCAGCAGGCTTCGCAACAGACCGCTACCTTCGGCCAGCAAATTGATTCGCTTTCCCAGAAACTTGACCATTTAGCTAAATCAGCCGGTAAGAAACTGCTCTTTGGTTCGGCTGGTTCATTAACCATAATCGCAGGTGCGACGGCTGCCTATGCCGGGATGGAGAAGCAGCTCTCCACCCTGAATGCGATGTCGGATAAGTCTTCTCGCAAGATGGAGGACTTCGAAAAGAGCGTTCGGTCTATCTCTCGAAACTTCCCAGTTTCTCGTGGCGAAGTTATCCAATTAGAGACCACCATTGCCAAACTGGGTGTCACCTCCACCCGGAGCATTGACGACATCTCCAAGTCAATGATCAAGCTTGCTGGGGCTACCGGTGAGGGTGTTGGCGGGTTAACTACTGGTCTGGTCGAACTTGGTCGCCAGATGGGTACCCTGGATGCGGGAAGGATTGACCAGTTCGCTTCGGCGCTGTTCAAGGTTTCCCACCAGGCTGGTGTTAGCGCACAAAGTGTTCTGAGCTTCTCGCAGGCTATTGCTCCTGCTGCTCGTGCAGCAGGGATCTCTGAGAAAGCCGTCTTAGGTATCTCGACTGCCTTCTCCAAGGCCGGTGCGGATGGCTATGCGGCTGCCAACACCTTCAACACCATGCTGTCGGATATCACCCGTCAGGTGGTTACTGGCTCACCTGCGATTGCCAAGTACGCCAACTTACTGGGGATGACGGCTGATCAGTTCAAGAACCTCAGCCGAACTGAAGCCTTAACGCAGATCTTCGAGACCATCAACAAGCAAGGCCCTGACGCGATCAAGACTCTTGACGCCCTCGGGTTCGATGGGGTTCGAGCTATGCGGTCCCTGCAGGCTGTTTCGCAGTCTGGTGGTATTCGACAGTCAATTAGCGCTGCATTGGGTGGTAGTGATAATGGGATGGACCAAGCCTACAAGCGGTCCACCGATAACTTAGCTGACCAGTTAACCAAGACAAAGAACGCTTTCAGCGATATGGCTGTCACAGTTGGTGGGCCATTCGCTAAAGCATTCGAATATGCCTTAAAGCCAGTCAATGCTCTAGTTAGTGGTATTGATCGACTGGTCGGCATTATGTCTGGCCGTGCCCAGGTCTTAGCAACTATCGGCACGGTGGGTGCAGGGTTAATTGGTACTGCCCTCCTTGCTACTGGAGCTAGGACAGGGCTGGCAACCTATTCCTTACTGCGCAAGTCAGGTCCAGTACGCGGTATCGAAGAGGGTCTTTCTGCTGGCCGAGTTATTGCCGGTGGCGGTGTTGTAGATAACGAGTGGGCCAGAAGGGAGATGGCTGGCGAACTTCGTTGGTACCAGCGCCCCTTCTACCGGTTTGGTTCTGAGGTTGGCCAGGCGCTTCCGCAAGGGTTTGGCCGGGGGAGATCAATTCCAGGACGGATCCTTAGGGCTCCGCTAGATGTCGGTACCTGGATGGCCAATACGGGTGCTGAGTACTACTCGAACATCCGTGCGGATACGCTGCAGCGCCCTGCTCCTATTCTGGATGCCGTTGGGCGAATGTCTACCGGAGCCAGACGACAATTCGAGACAATTCTTGCTAACCCAGCTGCCTATGCCCAAGGCATGCGTGGATTCGGTGTTGAGGGAGTCAACAAGCCTGTTCTCAACATGGCGCAGATTGCCGAAGAGGGTGGCAAGAAACTGGGCCGTGGCGTTGAGAACATGGTCAAGGCCACCGAGCACTTCGATAACAAATTACGCGCTGCCGCTTCTGCGCAAGCCATTGGTGGTACTCGGGCCACAAAAGCAATGGAAGAACTCACTGTCGCTTCCAGTCAGTTAGTCCGAGCCTTCATTAAATTAGAGGCGCAGTCATCTCTTACTGCAGTGACCAGCACTGCTGGTATCGCCCGAGCTGGATTACGGGGTGTTGGCCGAGGCTTAGCTAGCGCGCTTATCTCTCCTTGGGCCATGCTGCCGATTGGTATTGGCTTAGGAACTTCTGCTTATGGAGCTTGGCAGCACGAGCGTAATTACAAGGCCGATGCAGGCGCGACGGTCGCAGATGAGTACAATGTCGCATTAGGTAAATCGACGTCTTCGCTGGATCTGTTCACCAACGCTGTGAAGACAGCTACCGCTGCTTTACCGAAGCCCCAGTCTCAGGCTGAAGCCGCCACTATTACTCCTGCGGTTATTGCAGCTGCGCATTCTCCTGGGCGAAAACTCACTAGCAGCACGATTAGTGGGTTACGTAATAACACCTCTAATAGCGTGGTGGCTTCGCTGTTAGCGGCTCAAGATATGGGCCCAGAGCAGTTACAGTTAGCGGCTGTTGACTTAACCCAGAAGTTCGGTGCTAAGAAAGCGCAAGATATTCTTAATCAATACACCAAATCTTCTGGTCCTAATTTTGGATCGCTTATTCAGTATCAGACCGATCTCTCTGCCGAGGGCTGGTCGCACCACGGAGGCTTCAGGACTAACACCAAGGGTGAAGACTTCGCTGCCAACGTTGTGAAGACACTGCAAGAGCAGGCGGTTGGCCAGGAGAACATCTATGGCAATCGATATGCCAGGCAGAGTCTGAACCAGGATTACATTAACTACATTGCTGGCGCGGTTACTGGCGGCAAGTTAGAAACCGGTACCAATCTTCAGCATGGAGCCGATGTTCGGGAAAAGGCTGTTTCTGAGCTGGTTAAGAACATCAAAGCGCAGACGCCTGGCTTCAAGGCGGACAACTTAGATATCAACAAGTGGTACAAGCAATATGCGCGTGGTGATATTACCGAGGCGCAATTAAAGTCCAAGATCGGCCAGGCTATTAGTAGTAGTTCTAGTACTGACTATCTGGGTGGTATTTCTGGCGGCGTTGTCTCTAACGATGTCTTAGCCAATATGCGGCTCAATCCTGAGCCCACCATGTTCCAGCGGATGGTTACCAATGCCCCTTCTGCAGGGCTTGGTGAAAGAATTGCTGGCTCTACTGCTATTGCTACCGCATATGCTAAGCCTGGTGACGAGCAAGCTCAGCGCGCCGGTATGGCTGATCTACTCAAACAAGCCAGCCAAGCTGGGTCGAGTTTTGTAAATCTGAGCAATGAATTAGATAAAGTCCAACACCTGGTTGGCAATGACGTCACCAACGGGCTGTATCAGTTAGCTGAGGCTGCCAAGCAATTCGCTGCTGCCGCCAATGCCTCGAATACTCGGTTCTCTGGGCGTACTGCTGGCACGATGTCGGTGGTTCAGCAATACCGCAACGTGATGGGGAACTCGCAGAGTACCCAAGGCCAGGTGGATACTGCCAAGAACCAAATGCTGGCGCAGCGGGACCAATGGCAGGACTACTTCGCCCAGATCATTCAAGCTGCGCACCAGTTTGATATTCAGATGAAGCGCGGTTATGACGACTTCATCACGCAGCGGACTCGTTCAACTGATGCGTTCCACCTGCAGATGAAGCACAGCCAGCAGGACTTCCACACCCAGCAGTTACGGTCTGAGGCGAACTTCAACCGCCAGATGGCACGTCAGGCCGAAGATGCAGCAAAGAGCTTCTACAACCCGATGGAGCGGGTCTTCAACCGGATCACTACCGATGCCGATACTGCTTTAATGAACCTGCAGGATCAAAACCGTCAGATGATCCAGCAGTCCTCTAATTTAACCAAAGCCAAGAACATGGGACTGTCGCAGAAAGCTATCGATACCCTTAATTTAGCATCGCCAGAGCAGGCCCAGAACCTCAACCGCATCGTGCAAGACCTGATGACCGACCCTTCCTTGATCGCGCAGATCAATAAGCAGGTCGCGCAACGCCTGACAAACGTGAAAGCCCTGACTCAGACGAGCGTGAATCAGGACTATCGCAGGCAGCAGGAGGACTTCAAACGAGCTTCCTCGGAAGCCTCTGCAGATTACAAGAAGATGGTGGACCGGGCCAATACTGACTTCCGTACCGGTATGAACAATATGCAAGAGGATTACGACAAATCTGTCAGGCGCGCAAAGGAAGACTTTGTACAGCTTGGTTATGAGGTTACTGGTGATATTACATCTCTCGCTGGCCAGGCTATTACTGCTATTCACACAGTGGTTGGCAAGCAAGGCGATGCGTTAGTTCGGAGTATTACTGATATTAAGAGCAAGGCTAGCGAGCTCTTTGGTGATGCCATGGGGCTGGGCAATCCTTCGTCGGTGACCACCACGGTCTCCTGGAGTACGCCGTATAACAGTGCACCTACAGGCTCGCCTTCAACTATTTCGCCTATCTCCAAGCCTGCTCCCCAGATGGCTCCTAACCCGCCTTCCTATGCGCACGCCACAGGTGGCATTTTCAATACTCCTCGGCATGCCATTGTGGGTGACGCTGGCCCAGAGGCTTTATTGCCGCTGGACACCCATGGCGCGCATTTCTTAGCTGGCATGGTTATGCAGGTCACCAAGCAGATGGCCATGCAGAGCTCGCTGATCCCCACCGTTCCTTCTTACAAGGGTGGGACGACACAGATTGACGCCTCCACCAACTTCACTGGTCCGGTGACAGTGGAAGCATCTGACCCTGCTGAAATGGCCCGTAAACTGAAAGAACAGGCACGGATCAAAAAGCTGACCCGGCCCAGTCTGGTGAGTTCCTAGGAGAGACCATGGTATTACCTACGAACTTCGCAGACTCGACCAACTCAGCGACTACACACGCTGCGGCACATAACAACACCAACACCCAAGTTAATACTAATACATCTGATATTGCCACCCACTTAGCTGCTTCACCTGCTCATGCAGCAAGCGCAGTTTCTTCCACTACTTCCGGGCTGGTTATTGTCACACATACCAATGTTCAAGCAGCGCTTGCTGATCTTGATGCTGCTACTAATTTACGGGCGCGGCGAAGCGCCACTTGGTTGGCAAATACTGATTACAAAGCTGGTGAGATCGTTGTTCAGAACGGTCTGGCATACAGCGCTGTCGCTGACTTTACCTCGGGCGTGGCGTTCGACGCGTCGAATTGGATCCTACTCAGCCCTGGTGCCGTCCAGGATGTTGCAAGCAAGAATGATGCGGCCACATTGACACTGACAACCACCCCGACCGCAGTGGGCCCATCCTTTACCATTCCCCAAAGTACCCAGCGAATCTGGATCCGATGTTCTGGCTGGTTCGATGTGACTGCCTCACCTGCTGCTGCCCAGACCGGTACTTGTTCGCTTGCTGTTATGGATGACCAGGGTACACCGGCATTTATTTGTGGCGATGTGTGCTCATTCGAGAATGGCAATACTACGGGATACGCCCGTGCCTCGGGCAATGATTACATTGATCCCAATACACCATCGCGGGTCTACACGATGTATGCGTACAAGAACAGCGCTACCTCTTTCGCGGCTAACCTGCTTAACGGATCTGGTGGCTCGTTCTTCAAGTCGTGGATGTCCTGGGGCTACGCCTAGATGTCCTACTACGCGGAGTCGCGTCTGGGGCGATACTCGCCCTCCGAGTTGTCGGTCACGTTCGAGCCACGCGGCAACAGCAGCACCCGCCGCCCCTTCTTCTACGCCCATGGTGCGAACGGCAACGGGTTGCAGGCATACGACGGAGCGACCCAGAAGGGCGTGACCAAGAACCTCGCCGCTCTCGCCCATGAGGGGCTCTACGGGCTGAGCGGGGACTTCGGGGGACCGCACACCTACGGCAACGACACTGGTCTCGCCGCGATGGAAGGCGCGTGGACCTACGCCCAGGGCACCGGGCGCTGCAAGACCGACAAGGTGATCTTGCTCGGGGCGTCAATGGGCGCGATGGAGTGCTTCCGCTTCGCGCTGGCTCACCCCACGCTGGTCGCCGGGATCATCTGCTGGATTCCAGCGATCGACATCGAAGATTTTCGCACTCGCAATGTATTGAGCTTGCGTGATCAGATTAATACTGGGAATTCAGTTGCTGGACAAGGTTGGGGACTACCTGCAGGTTCCTATATTGGTGGAGCAGACCAGACCCCAGTACCCACCCGAGGTAAGCCGCTGGACGCAGGCAATATGGCGACCGTCGCAGCCATCCCAACACATTTATTCTACAGCAGTGGTGATACAGCGTGCACTTCGACAGCAGTAGATGCCTATGCGGCAGGTCGAGCCAATGTCACTAAGCACTTAGTAAGCACTAGCCTCAATCACACTGATGCTGCGATCCTGGCAGCAAGTATTAATGATGTTGTGGAGCTAGTTAGGAGCTGGGCGTAATGGCTTTTGGTGATAATACCTTCGGAGCTGGGACCTTTGGCGATCCCAATGACGTCCTAGGCACTTTATTTACTTCCTCTGCCTTCACCTTCATGGGCACTACCTATACTTCGGGTAGTGAACTTCCTGTTGCCTCTCTTCCTGTTGAGGAATGGCTAAAAAGAGCTGGCTATGCCTTTTCAGGCAACACGATCAAGGCCATCAAAAGCTTTACACACAACGGATCGACGGTCAGTGTGGGCGATACGCTCACTGGATTGACTGATTTTCAGAAAATAATGCTGGCTAGAGCCCAATTTATCGCCGGTTCTTGATTTTGGGCAAAATTTTTTAGTGTTCTGACGGACCGGGACACAAAAAAAGAAGACCCCAACCCCGCCCAGACCGAAGTCCAGACGGGGTTGGGGTAACTTAGTGTAGTGCCCTCGGTGAGATTCGAACTCACACTGGGAGGTGTTTAAGACCTCTTCCTCTGCCATTGGGATACGAGGGCCAGCACTGCAGGTTGCCCTGCAGGCTTGGTACTAGTCGATCCTGACTACCTGTTCCGGGATGAGAAGCGCAGAGCCCCAGGCATCACCACGGGGTTGAGGTCTGGGGTTGTAGTAGCCCATGGTGATCCCACCGGAGTAGCCGTCGCCGTACAGCACTCCACCTGTTGCCTTGGTCTTTTCCGGGAGAGGGGGTGTGACCAGCAGCTTCTCGTTGTACTGCTTCTGCAGCTTCAGCGCATGGTCGTAGACGTTGCTCTTGCTGCCCTTGTCGTGCTTGAGCACGATGAGCTTCATCTTGCGGTTCAGTCTCAGACGCTGAAACCACTTGGGAGCGAGTCTGGTGACGTGCATCTCTTGATCACCGTACTCGATGTCGAATCGTCTGTGATAGTGGTTTTCTCTGACGTTGAGTTCATGCGTGTGGGGTTTGGCGTTCACGAAGACCTGCTTTCTTTGCGTTCTTGATCAGTGAAGGCAGCTGGCTTTCCACCACGAACCCGAGTAGTACTGGCAGAGAGAACGCTGTAGGTCTGGCCGGTGTTGCTCGGGTCGTAGGTGAGCGAGGTGTTGGCATTGATGCCGATTGAAGCACCGGCCTGGATGGCGTCCTGGTTGGCACCCAAGTACAGGAAGGTCCAGTGCCACTGGTCGGTCTGTTGCTTGACCAGCTTGAAGACCTTCTCCCGGGTCCACTCCCGGGAAGCGTTCTCCCAGCCATCAGTGATGATGACGAACACCACGTTGTCCGGACGCTCATCCTCAGACAGCGAGGCAAGCCACTCACCAGTCTCAGTGATGGACTTGCCCATGGCGTCTAACAACGCCGTACTGCCCCTCGGTACGAGAACGAGTTCTTGGGCATCCTGGATCGGAGTAGGGCCATAGACCTGCTCGTACTCCGAGTCGAACTGGCGAAGCTCGATGGTGGCCTCACCAGACAGAGCACGTTGCTCGGTCAGGAAGTTCTTGAAGCCACCTTCAGTGTCGTCCTTGATGCTCTGCATCGAGCCAGAGCGGTCCAGCAGGACTGAGATGTGCGTGTAGTTCTTTTTCATTTGTCCCCTTCTTAGAAATTTTCTGTGGGGTGTTCTTTGGGTAGATCTGGTGATGGAGTCCTGGCGGGTGCGCTCACGGCGCGTTGGATGTACGACTGACCGCAGGGGCAGCACATCGACACGTCAGGCTTGC